ATTGCTGCTATCTATACCAAAAATTCTTGTATTTGCACCAGTTCCAGTACCCCTATAGAAAATAATGTGATCATCAAAGTTGCCCGCAGTACCAACTCCTACATCAAGGTAAGTATTGTTTGCAGATGAACCGTTTTGAAGTCTTAGTAATTCACCTTGTAGTGGTATTGCTCCACTAATATAGACAGTCCGTGGATTAGTAGTTGAACCAACACTAAGGCCAGAAGAAAAGATACCAGTACCTACAACGTGCAACTGACCGCTCGGGGTTGTTGTTCCTATTCCAATATTACCCTGTACAATTAAACCATCTGTTGGGGGAGTGAAATTAAAGTTTGACCCTATAGCAACTCCACCACTAATAGCAACTCTGCCGCTAGGAGCAGTAAACCCAACACCAAATGTTCCCCCTCCAATACAAGCAAAACTACGATTAGCACCACCACCAGCAAGAGAATTACTAAACTGATATCGTACAACCGAGTAGTCTATTGAATAACCATAAAAGTAACTATTTGAACTAACTGCTCCCCTAAAAATTGAATCTCCTCCTATAACATCTAACTTAAATCCTGCTTGTGGAGAACCGCCAATACCAACACTTCCAATAGGATCAATATACAACCTATTAACACCGCTAGTTGTTAGACTAAGAGCATTAGTTGCAGGATTATAGAATCCTGTATTTGTATTTCCTAAGAATGAATAAGATGGAGAAGTTTGTGATCCAGAACCCGCTAAAATACCACTACTAAATATTCCCGTTCCAACAACATGAATTTGGCCGCTTGGAGTTGTAGTGCCGATACCCACTCCGCTAGATGTTATAACTGCCCAAGGAGTGTGTGTACCAGCATTATTATAACCAAATGAATGCTTTAATCCGGTAGAAGAAACAGCATATCCAAGAGTAGAAGCATCTGGTTTATAAATTTGTGTAGTATTGTCTCCATATATAGTAAATGAAGAACTACGTACAAATGCTCCTTGGGTTAAAATTCCACCATTTACAGTAAGTGCGGCTGATCCAGCAAGTACTGAACCATTGATATCAATATTAGTAAATAAACCTGTTCCAACAACTTGTAATTGGGCTGTTGGTGTGGTTGTTCCAATACCAACATTAGTTCCATTATCAAAAATAATTCCACTACTAATATTGCTACTACTAGTCCATCTACTTAAGTATCCACTAGACCCAACGCCAGTAACTGGATTAGTCAAAACTAATTGATAGGGAGTTAATAGTCCACTAACGCTACTGTTAAAATTAGTAATGTCGTTAGAAGTATGAGAGTGACCAACAACGCTATAGTTTCCACTAGGCTGAAGTCCTGTTGTTGATACTGTAAAATTTCCACTTACAGCAGAAACACTAATAAATCCAGAACCAAGAACATTTCTTACAGGAAGTAATCCACTCACACTGCTGTTAAAATCTGTTATGTTTGATGATATATGGGTATGACCAACAGAACTAACATCTACGTTATTAACTTTTAACGAAGTAAAGTTTCCGCTTGGGCCGCTAACACTTCCAGTGAATGTAGCCCCGCTTAAGTTTGCCTTACTTGCCAAGTTGTTAGTAATAGTAGTTGCAAAATTAGGATCATTGCCTAGTGCTGCCGATAATTCATTCAAAGTATCCAATGCTGATGGTGCAGCAGAAATTAGATTACTTATTTCTGTTCTAACGAATGCTGTACTAGCAATTTGAGTAGTATTTGTACCGCTACTTGCTGTTGGGGCCGTCGGAACTCCAGCAAAACTAGGACTACTTAAAGGGGCATATATTCCATTAACTAAGCCGCTAACACTAGTATTGAAATCACTAATAGTAGACGATGTTTGAGTACCAGTATGATTACTTCGCTGAATAGAGAACGCTTGAACTCCACTATTTGCTGTTGCTTGTGCTGTACTTACTGGTTTATTAACATCATTTGTGTTATCAACATTACTTAAACCAACCATGCTTTTACTAATACCACTAATTGTACCAGTAAAAGTTGGACTATTAAGAGGGGCGTAAACTCCACTCACTATTGTATTTACTCTATCATCAACCTGACTTTGAGTTAATCCAAATGTTCCAGTTGTTGATATTGTAAAAATTGTTCCGCTTTGAGTTATACCTATTCCGCCACTAGGTAGTAAATTTGTTACTGGAAGTAATCCACTTACGCTAGAAGCAAAATTAGTTATATTACTAGAAGTGTGAGTATGTCCGCTTATTGAAACATCAGTAATTCCGACTTTAAGAGACTGAAATGATCCACTATTAAAAATTAGTGAGTTTGTAAATGCTTTGGGGCCGGTTATAGTTTGACCACCAGCAGTCATAACAAAGTCGGCATCAGCACCAACGTCTGGTAGAGAATAAATTCTATTACCAACAAGAGTAGAAACGGGGGTTACTACAATATTATTATTTGATGATGATCCAGCAACGCCTCTAAGTACTAAGTCTTTCTTAAACGATCCGGTTGGCGACGTTAAAACTACGCCGCTTGTTGAGAATGTTTTAACACCACTTACTATTTGATCTATGTTAGTTGATCTTATTACGGTTGAATCGACAGAAATGCTATCAGCACCTACGGATATTCCATCACCTTGACCAATATCAAAACTTCTATGACTAGATAAATTACCGCCACCAACAATACCACTTCCCGCAGTAAAGTTAATTCCAGATAGTGCTAAGTTTTGTACATTACTAATACCAAGATCAGACTTAATTTCGTTTGCAGTTCTGGTGTAAACAAGTCGTGGTAAACTTGATGGATCATTAATAAAAACAGGAAAATGTGTTGCACCAGAAGCAGTTGGTTGAGATTTTAGAGAAAACGAACCGGATGATACAATACTATCAGCAAAATACTTAACGCCGCTGATTATTTGATCGCCACTAACATAAACCAGAGTATTAGATTGTGGAATATACGAAAGTGGATATCCAGACGCCATTCTATTAACTGGAAGAATTCCGCTAGTTGCATCTAATGGATAACCGCTAGGCGTATCAAATGTAATAAAATTGTCAGAAGAAATAATTTCTAATGCAACACTAGTACCTTCTACCACATCTAGGCTATTAGACTGTTCAATAACTTCTATTGTATAGTTGCTCATTTAGCACTCCATGTTGATAGATAGTTTACTATTTCGTTTCTGAATATTGATACTTCCATACATAATTCTAGTGACATATTGACCACCGCTAGTATAGAAAACATCATCAGATTCAAGTTCAAGATCATATTTTGCACTTTTGAAAGTGAAATTATTTGTTGTTAAGGCGGGGAGCATAAGTACAATTTTACCGTTAACCCCCTCTATATACATTTTGTATTCGCTATTAGATGTGCCGGATTTGTAAGTAATAACTTGGTTATCACTAGTAGTAATAATCATTCTTGCACACCAATTAGTAATTGGTATTACATTCTTGTCTTTGTCTTTGTACACAAGAGTAAGATTGTATGATGAACCTTGATCAATATTGAGATTGTATTCGGCTGCACACATTATTCTTCACCCTCTAATTGATTTTGAATGTACAGGCTCAAGACTCTCATTCTATACTTGTCTATATTCATAGATTCTAGATTTATGTTTTCCTGTGCTAGAATTTTTGAGAAATTTTTAGGGGTCTTCTTATTTTTACACAAAATATCTGTGATACTATTTGCGTCTACCGTAGACATTACCTCGGCATTAGTAATTACATCTATTTTGAGTGTTTCAAGTTCTTTTACTTCGGCTTTTGTGAGTTGTCTTAAGTTCTTTTTAGATTTAGATTGTAAGTAAGCATTAGTAAGAACATCAGAAATTTCTTTCCAACTTTCTTCTGCCCAGTATACAAAATCAGCAACAGCCGGTTTGCTTCTAGGCTTCTCCGTTCTAGTCTTTCTTTTTGTAGAATCTTTCTTATTAGCGGGGCGACCATTTTTCTTTCCCGCCTTTTTGGCGTTTGGTAATCCGCTCTTTGGTGTTGGCTTTTTGAGTTGTTCTGTAAGTAGATTTTTTGGTACGCTAGTTTCTAATCCAACATCTTGAGGTATGAGTGTGCCAGACTGTAGACCAATCTTTTCCAAATCTTTTTTATGATTAGCATTATGGAATGGGCTAGCCTTATCTGGAGAATCGCCATCTTCTCTAGTTTTATATTCTCTTTGTAATCTAATCTTTTCGATTTGTGGGATTTCCTTAAATCTTTCAAGAACGGTTTCTTGACTGATAATGTCTCTATCTGCTAGTTGAATTAGTAGAGCCTTTTCAGCAGCCTCGTCGGATAAAGTCATTTGATCAAACTGTACATAAGCCTTGTATCTAAAACCCATAGCCTGACGAACTAGTTCTATTTCTTTTTCCCAAAACTTTGTTAAGTGATCACGACCGTATTGCAGTCTTTCTACAAGAGTCTTAAGAGATATAAAGTTGTTAGTGAATCCACCGCCGTTAGTAGCCATACCAGTTAAAGTTGGCGGAACACCCATTCCAGCATAAATACTGTTTAGTACGGAAGTATACTTTTCAGAACCAAGGAATTTGTATACTTCGCTGCTGGACTCTGTGAAGGATAGTTCTGGCCCCCAAACTAATTCCATCGTGCCGCCGCCAACATTACTGGCAAGAATATCTCGTAGTTTATTGATTGCTGGTCTATTTGGTAGAATTTGGTGTTCTAAGTTACCAAGCGTCCATAGTCTGATATTAGAAATAGCGCCGTCTAATGCAGACATATCTGCAAGTCTCATTTTTTCCAACATGACAATATCATCTAGAATGGCATAAATCATGGGATTTGCCCATATTTGCCAATCGTCTTTTTTGTAATGAAAAACAGATAATCTTTCATTGTCAAGTGGAATCTGCTTTTCTTTGTTGATGATGGCTTGTTTGACGTTTGGAGGAAGGCTATTTAGCACATCCATAGGAACTGCTCCACCCTCAAAAGTATCTGAAAATACTCCAGCACTTAAAGTATAAGAAGAATTACCCATAAATAGAGCAAGTCTACCATCTTTGAGTTCTACAGTAAGGGGGTTAAAGAAGTTATATCTCCAAGGAATTTGATTTTCCCTCACGTTAGGAATTTCAACCTTGATATCTTTTGCTAAAGATTTCATGTAAGTTTCAAGGCTAGGAGTTACATTAGCATAACTTCTATAGATTATAACATTTCCAGTTTTGTATAGATTATTTAAGAAGCGTTCTGATCTTTCTTTACCATTTACGCTCTTAAACCACTGTTGGTAAAAAGCCTCAACAGACTTATTGGGATGTACAATACTTATCCCTTGACTACCAAAATCGCCCATCAAGTCAATAATGTTGCGTATAATTCCAACTTTATTGTAAGCATCAACACACATCTTAATGATACGTTTTTGTTCGCTTGGGATAGCCTCATTCTGTCTAAATGCATAATAATCTGATCTGTCAAATCCCGGCCTTACCGATCTATTTGGCTCAATATCAATGAATGTGCGATATGCACTATTAGCAGAAGACTTAATTAGTCCTGTGTATGAAGAAACATTTTCTGATAATTTAGCAATAGCCGCTTCTTTACTTCCAGAAACGGTGTCAGACCAAGTTATCATTTCATCATTACTCATGGTTTTCCCTTAATTGGAATGTAATCGGATTCCTATTATTCAATACACATCTTTCATTTTTTCAGAGAACCAACTTGGGGCAATATACATATCTTCTTCAATTTTTTCTGACTGATGCCCGCCGGTTGCAAATCCTCCGTAAAACTGATACTCTGCTTTTGTTGGAGTTCTATGTAATATTCTTGCTGCCATATTAGCCATCAAAAGTGCCGAATATCGGTCTTTTCTAACCTTACTCTTTTTGCCAGTTCCAACAATTACTTCTGGAGTATCCCATCTATCTCTACCGTTGGCGGTCTGCGTCATTTGAATCATAGCCAACTCGTCTTTTAGTTCTTCAATATCCATAACGCACTCTTCTAAAGTATCAAATGTTCTGTTTTTAATACCGTCCTCAGAACTTGATAGTCCAAGAGTAATAGAGTCAAAGAACGGGAATAGTAGAACTTTATCTTCAAAGTCTTTTCTCATACCGTGGTTTGACTCTGATAGCCACTCATATTTAGCAAATTGGCACATTTCTAATATATGCAAACCTCTTTCGCCGTCAGTATCTTTTGGCTTATCGTTATCAATAACGGGCCAGATTGGTAATTCGCCCTCTTTTAATTTATCCTTATCATGTAATGATTCCATAACTGCTATACCACCACCTTGAGCGTCCATAGCAATATGAATACATGGAAATAGTTTCATTAAGTTTCTAATCTTTCTAGCACAATATGCATAGAAATCAGTTTCGTGGGCGTATCCCCTCTTAACCTGTTCTTTATGTTCTTGTCTAGTGGTTGTCCAACAATGAACTATTCTTCTATGATCGCTATCAATCTCTATGACTACAATGCTGAAATTGTCTACTTCTGAGGCTGGGTCAACCCCGAATACATATCGTTTATTTGGATCGCCAATGAGGGTTGCTTCAAATTTGATCAATTCTCCCTTAGAGTCCAAGATTGGAAACTCATTATTTCCTACAACGCATGACTCAATTAATGATCTTTTAAAGAATCCCTGACTATCTCTTGTGAAACAAGCCCCATATTCCATCTGATAAATACCAGTATGAACCGTGGCTTTTGATCTTGCGACTTGATCTGCATCCATAAAGCCGTTAGGAAGTAGTTCGTATGGAATTCTTATGATTGAATATTGACGCCAATCAAAAGTCTCTGGTGGTGCTTCTCCATTGAATACTTCTGTAAGTTTTGCTATATTGCCTTGACTTTTAATAATAGACTTCCACTTTTTCCAATATGTAGAAAAGTGATTAAAGTCGTAGTATGCTGTTCCAGAGAGAATGATTTGATTGTCTTTAACTTCTGGATTATCTTCTTCTAACTCTAAGTCTAGACCTAATTCAGCCGCCTTCTTCTTTGCTGACATTCTTTTTACATTCTGAACTGGGTCAGCACTAACAGCCGCGAAACCAGCAACTACGTTTTCGAAAATATCTCTTGGAATAGATGCAAATTCGTCAGCGATAATGTCATTAGCACGTTGACCTCTAATCTTTTGACCATCACCAAGAGGAAGACAGGTGATTACGCTCTCATTTATTCTCATTATGCATCTATCTGGCGCACTAACTGGCCCGCTATCACTATCACACATATCACGAAGCATTGGGGCATTTCTCCATATTGTTGACATATAATCAAACAATACTTTGGACTGTCTAAATGCAGCACCAACTATAACTATCTTTCTTTTTGGTATTATCATACCTCTTAGAATTGCATATAGTGCTAGTTTGAATGATTTTCCTAGTCCTCGGCTACCAACTAGCATTGGGAACTTACGATTCCATAACTCATATAAGATTAATGATTGAGATGGTAGTAACTGAATATTCAGTACTTCGTTGCATAGGAAAGAAAAGTATTCTGGCCTACTCATTAACCACGATAATTTAAGATGAAAGTCATCGTCTGATGGATTGAGAATAGACATTGGGTTAAAAATGTCTGTATCAATAACATCAAGACCAAGCCACGCTTCATCTATTACTTTAAGTTTGTCTTTTTTCATTCTGTGAAATGCCAGTGGTCTAAAATTGCGTCAGCAAAACCGTAATATACTGACTCTTCTGCCGATAGATACCAATCTCCAGACTTTAGTTTTCTTATCAAATACTGCTTGACCTGTTTTTCGCTTGGTTTCTTACCAAACTTCTCATAGAAAAACTTACCATCTACGCATCTATTTGCATAAATATTAAACATAATGTCCGCTGTTCTTCTCTCATGATCCGCTTGATTCATAGCACTAAGATAATCAGTGTTGATATCGCTACTGCCGTAATGAGATAAGAAGTGAGAATTTGGGGTCATGTATCTATAATCAGCAGCCTGCATAAAAATACTACTCATAGATTCTGCTTGGCCGTACATAATAATAGTTACATATGATCTACACATTTTAATAGCATCATATATTGCCATGCCGTCAGACCATTCGCCACCTATGCTGTGACAATGTATAGTTATGTTAGCATTACTCTTTAGGTCTAAAGCCCTCAAGTTTTTGATGAAGGTATTAGCCATTCTATATTCTACGCCTAGATTTTGGTTGTCTTCGGTATCGTAGTGGTTGTGTAAGAATATCTCTCTAGAGGCAATATTTGCCCCGTAGTCGTGGAAGTCTTTAAGTAGTTCTGGTGGTTCCGCCATCACTTTTTTCTCCCTATGGTATACATTTCATTAACACGTTTTAGTATGCTGCTTACTGCTAAAAATGCATTGTATTTGTTTCCACAGAACAATATTTGGACATTATTGTAAAGTTGGAATTCAAACAAGCATTTAAGCATATATTTACCAGTTATCTTAAGGGACGCCTTGTTCTTAACTGGAATTCTTGTTTCATCTGGAAATTTGATTAAATCCTCTAATGAGAACTCTAGAACTATGAACTTATGTGGGAATGTAGACATTCTTTCTATTTCTGCTAAGAATGCGTGTTTTTTCTGACCCAAATTAACTGCTAGTTCTTCTACACAACCTTTTCGCTCTATACATATTTTGTCTTCCATTCCCTTTATGGAATAATCGCCCGTATCTAGTTTTTCCTCTACCATACCAGCACAAGCATTGAAGGCACTGAAATAGTAACCTTCTTGCTCTCTAGTGTCTTTGATAACAGTAAACTTTGGGGCTTCTTTATATGCCATTGATAATTTCCTTAAATAGTGCTTCGTAATGTATTTCTTTACCTTTTATAGAGTCATGACAATATTTGCATAGGGTTATTCCGTTACTAACGTCATATCTTAAAGAATGAGCAGAAGCCCACTTTCTAATATGATGAACATTTAGTCTTTTGCGTTTACCACATCCCGGCATTCTGCACTGTCTTTTATCACGCTTAAGAACATCTATTCGGAACTTCTTATATGCTGGATCGTCATAATTGCGTCTCATAGTTGGTATATTTTATCTATTCTAGACTTTAATCTTATCTGTCTACACACCAATCTCATTTCTAGTGATGGATTTTGATTCATGATGATTTTAATTAAGTCGTTTAACACTTCAAAACAGGCTTCGTCTGGATCGGAAGAGGTAATAAAAATAGTAGGAAATGGTGAGTTATATGACTTAAGGAATAAATGACTTATTTTACTATAGATGTTCGATATGTCGATCATAATTCTGTAGTTTATCATATTCCCCCTCTTTCATCATTAAGTGAACAAGGCTCTTAAAGTCATATTTTGGACTCCATCCTAACTTAGTCCTAGCCTTTGTAGACCGTCCACATAAATAATCTACTTCGGCTGGTCTGAAAAATTGTGGGTCAATGCCAACAAAATTGCTCCAATTAGAAATACCACAATATCCAAAAGCCGCATCTAGTAAATCTCTAATAGAGTGGGTTTCTTCTGTACATATTACATAATCGTCTGGTTTGTCTTGCTGTAGCATAAGCCACATAGCCTCAACATAATCTCCAGCATATCCCCAATCTCTATAAGCGTCCAAATTCCCAAGCATTAGTTTTGGTATAGAGTTATTTTCGTATATGATATGAGAATCAGTAAAGTCAAATTTAGTTTCATCTATATAAGCAGTACCATTTTGGTACAAAAACATCAAATCAACCACCCAATTTACTATCTTTTTGGTTACAAATTGGTCGCCACGCCTCGGGCCTTCGTGATTAAACAGAATACCAGAACTAGCGTGAATTCCATAAGCCTCGCGGTATAATCTCACGCCATAGTGGGCTGCACATTTTGCTATAGCATACGGGGATTGAGGTAAAAACTTTGTATTTTCATCTTGGTATTTAACGCCATTTCTATCAATATCGAAGGATTTACCAAACATTTCACTAGAAGATGCTTGATAGAACTTGACATTATTCATTTTTAGGTTAACCATAGTCTGTAATATATTAAGACAACCTTTACCAGTTACATCAAAAGTCAAAGATGGTTGACTGAAAGATGTTCCTACATGGGACTGTGCCGCCAAATTGTAGATTTCATCTACATGCGCGGTATTCCTTAAAATATGGAGTAAACTATTAGAATCCGTAATGTCGCCCTCAATTAGTTCGAATTTCTCATTAGAGATGAGGTGGTTTATTCTTTGTGTGTTTTTTGTGCTTGACCTTCTTGTAACTCCTATTACTTTATAGTTTTTCTCTAGTAAGAGGTCTGCTAAGTGACTACCATCTTGTCCTGTTATTCCGAATATTAGAGCGTTCATTTTGAAATCCTTGATTGTAAAGCGATATAAGTACAATACTCATCTATTTTATTTTGATTTAAACTATTGGGATCAATAGTGTTGTATAGTCCATCATTGAAAACAAACTTACTAAAACGATTATTTGTATGCCAGCAATGAATATGTTTGTGTTGATCAATATCTTTAGTTGAATCACTAAAGTAATCAAGATATTCAGTAAAGGTTATGTTATCGCATAAGTGATTGATTGCTAGTTCTCCAGCATAAAGAAGAGAAACGCCATATGTCCAATCGGGCCAATTGAAAACACGTTCTTGAAAATAGTTGTTAAGCAAGTATTTGTTTATAGTAGTTGTTAATTTGCCAACTTCTATAATAGTATTTCCATTAGCATACCAAGTACTTCCTATATTTTTGACAGGAGTATAACGTAGATTAAGATCGTGAGCAATTTGGGTAAGATTATTAGTGATAGTGATAGAATTATGATATGAGCCACGACCGCAATAAAACTTATTATCAGCATTCCAACCTTTAAAGTTATGTGTTAGAAATACATCGGAATCAGTTCTAAGAACGTTTGAATATTGTGAAATGAATTCAGCATCTGGAAGTGTAAAAATTTCTACTGAATTTAAAAATCCATACGATAGTTGTTTTCCAGAAAGTGGTTCAAACTCAATCTTTATACAATCATTATGAATTTGATTTGATAGGGCGGGGTGGTGAAACACAACTAAGTCTATAGTATCAAATAAATTATTATGCACAAAACAATAGTGTAAGAAATTATATTCTTTGATAAATTTCTCTTCGTTGTCTACATAAATTACTACAGCAGTATTCTTCATTCCATCACCGTATCTGGAGTTAAGAATGGTTGATCTATCTGTCCATCTTCGTACTGATGAAAAGCACTTAAGCGTTCTCGCTCTTTGTCCATAGCAAGTCTCATCTTTTCCATTTCTATACCGTAACGCTTGAGCCTCTCGGGGTCTTGAATTAGACTAGCAACCCATGCTGTGAAACTTTGCTTGCTATCCTCAAGGCGTTTAATACGCTGTTCGCGGGTTCCCTTCATCTCTCTAAGGATTGCGGCCTTTTTCGTTTGTAACTCCCGATAGTCACGGTTGAGAGATTCTTGGGAGGCCCGTAAGGAGGCAACTTGTCTTTCTAGGTTGAATATATAGTCTTGATCACGTTGGTCTTTATCTACGGCCCGTTCTTCTGCAAGCATTTTTTCTAGCACTGTCATTTCAGTGAGATTATCTTTATTACTCTTAAGGCATCTATTCATGAGTATTTCAAGTTTGATAACGTCCACAACTTGCAACTCTTCTGTTGGGAATACATCGTCCTTAAACTGAGAGATAATACGCGACCAGTGATATTTGAATAACTCTAGTTCTGTGGGAGTGAACTGGTTCTCAAGTTCGATCCAGTACGGGCGATCTTCTAGTGAGTAAGCCGCCGCCTCTACATCAGAGAGGCCCATTTTGAATTTTCGTTTAACGAAATTATCAATGCTCTCAACGTCGCGGTTTAGTTGTTTGGCTATATCTTCTACGGTAACGTGGTCTACTAGCCGCCCGATGATGCGTTCTTCTTCTTTTGAAATTCTACCCTTCTTCATTGATCAACTCCTTAATTACCTCAACTATTTCTTCTCTTCGCTTTTTAGGAACATATACGTCGTTAATCATCTTGAGATAGTCTGATCGATACTCGGCGGGCAATAGGGCGTCTACTTTTAGTGATAAGGACTTTGCATCAAGATATTCAACATTTTCATGACTTTGTACAGGGATGAATTCTTCGTTAGATAGACTACTTGGTTTTAGTACCCGCTTTTTCTCGTCTTCGCCCTTTGTATAGAAATTATCACGCACAAAGTTTTTCAAACGATTAGAAAGATGGACTGATAAGAAATTTTCAAGGGGGCGGTTATGATCGTATCTATCAAGGGCATCCATACATATCATGAAAGCCTCTTGTTTTATATCATCAACAGTATATCCGTGAAAAGTATACCGGGCCGATATCCTATTAACGACAATGTTTATTTGATCTATAACCTGTTGTTCTGTCATATTAGTGGGAATTTTCATTCCGCTTGATTTTCGTTTTGCCACTTTAGTACTTTCCACTCCTTTCCATTGTAAAACTTAACACAATCACTTTCCTCGTCATATATTAAAGTTCCTTTTTTAGCATTAGATGCTGATCCAGAAATTAGTTGCAGTTGTTTCACTGATAGTTTAGAACAGTCAACCTTACTACTTTGTAAAGAAACCTGTTTGGTATGTTTACTCAAAGCCTTCACTACTAAATCTACGAACTCGGGGCCGCTGAACGACACGTTAGATAGATCGTTCTCGCCCACTCTGGCTAAGAATGAATTATCCTCTATTTTGACTGCTAGAGGATTGTACTTATCAAAAGAAACTACTAAGCAATTACTATCAAATAGTAAATGTCTGAGATTATCTGGCGGTATAGAAACTAAAACATTAACGCTATCTTCGGAGCAGTAGTAGATAGAGTCGGGCTTTGCAACTTGTTGTTGTTCGTAGTTTTTGCCAGTAAATAAAGGGGCGAGTCTTTTAAAACGGGGCTGACCCTCAAATTCGTAGTAGTGGCCCGTTCCAGATTCATAGCGAAATGCTTGATTATTACGAAAAGATAAGATATTATAGAAGAAGGGGCGATTACCGAAAACGTTTTGAACATTATTCTTTTCTGATATATGTCCCTCGTAATGGGCTACAGAAAAGTGATAATTGGCTTGGTCTACACCCTCTACCCCGCATAGTAATAGGTCGGGGCTATTTGGTATATTCTTGACAATTTCAACCGCTTGATTCAACTTCGTCATCACTATCTTCCTTAGTTTCATCGGAAAGTAAGGATGCTAGTGGTTTATCCTCATGATATAAATCAGAGCATATTTCTTGTTGCAATGCGGCTGTGGCCTTACAATCCAATTGAGTTTCGATTGTTTGTTTTTGTTTCATAAGAGTCTCCTTAGAATACTATACACACATTAACGTTAATTTAACAGGGTCGAATGTGTCGAGTGGGGCCGATTGGGGTGGATTGGGTAATACTTATTAAATATTGAACGGTTATTGCGTCTCAACTACCCTCAACTTTTAGACGTATCGCAGAAAAAACATTCTATAAAGTAAAACCCCCACCCATGCCCCGCCGATTTGATGTAAACCCTTGTGGGATATAGACTTAGGACTAATCATATGATCGATACGATGTCCTTAATAGGGTGATCGATACGATGTTCTGTTTAGTGGGAATAATGTATTTGGCACAGGGTTTGCTGTGTGGAATATTTGGTGTTTGGCACGGGATTATATTCCAAAAATATTGTAGATTGCCCCTTGACAACGCCGATAAGTATGGTATAATGATGGTATAAGAAAGAAAGAGAGAAAGAAAATGGAAAAGATCACTAACGTAAACGAAATGCTTGCAACCCTTCCGAAGATTACCACTCACGATCATGCGGTTACGATGGTCAATGGTAAGCGTTATCGGGTATACGGTTGCTTCAATCATGCTCAGGTCTACAAGTACATGCGTTCTCAGGGTTTCAATGCTAAGGATATCGTAAGCGTTGACCTTATCGCAAAGGCTTGACAACTAGAAACTAGGCTGTAGAATAGGGGAAAAGGAAAACAAATGACTAGCCAAATCCAAAACACGATTCGCCGCCTCTCTGCTCACCACGGTTATTCCGCTACGTTCGTGCAGAACATGGGCGAGGGTATCTATCTATACAGTATCGGCGGTATCATGTATCGCATTCGTGGCGATGGTACGATTCTCTAAGGAGTGAAACATGAAGATTTGGGTAGTGTATCGGGAAGATAGTGCGGTTGGAACGCTTATTGAATCTGCTCATTATACTGAGGCAGAAGCAATGGAGTTTGTTAAAAACAACTCTTTCTATATTCAAGAAGTTGAACTCTCAGGGAACAAGGAAAAGAAATGAATATCGATAGTGAAGCATTCGTCCTGTCCACTACTGTTACATACAGTTATCTTCAACTCATGAACTGTATGAAGAATGGAGCGGTTGTTACATTCCATGATGGTGATAGTGGAGTGATTCAATCCGTTGAGCGTGAGAGTGGTAATGGTAAGACTTGGAATGTTCGCATTCGCAGACCTTACGGCCCTCCGGTTGTGAAGTTTATTACTACTGAATAGATGTTCACCCCCAATGAGTAGGGTATCACCCCACCCACAGCGGTAAGCGGCCCCCACAATAGGGGGACACAACGTAAAGTGTTGTGGCATAAGGACTTACAAAAAATCGGGCGGGGCATTTTTGACGTAACTCCTTTAGTAGTAAGGACTTAGGACTAATCTACTGATCGTATCGATCTTCTGTTTAAGAAAAAAGTATTTTTTGGCATGAGATTTGCTGTAGGCGTATTTCATAAAAGGTGAGTATAAAAATCGTAAGATTATTCGCTTGCATTTTCAAGTATGGGCTGTATAATGTCGATATAAGAGAAAAGGAAAGAAAATGAGAGTGATTTGCAACGTCCGATCTGCCCATGAAATCAAAAAGGTTTCGGGATATATCGTAAGGGAATGCGATAATCGTGGAATCTTTGAACTGCGTCTAGATCACGCGGTTTCATTCAAGGGTTCAAGGTTTTCCTACAACGCGGGCGATACGATGCTCGTTTCATACAACGAAATCGAAAAATCGTAAAAATATCCGCTTGCATTTTCAAGAATCACTCTCTAGAATGCCGATATAGAAAGTAAGGGAAAACAAATGACACTGATTCTGGTTGTGGTTGGTTCGAAGTATAAGGTTTACCGCGATATGGGCAACGGCAAGCGTAGGCTCATGGGGACTTTCAAGACCTCCGATGATGCGATTCGGTACATGAACGGTTGAACACTAAACCTATAGGTGAACAAATGAACAACGATTTTACTTACAACATGACCGAAATCAACGAAGAGGAAATCATGGCTGGTTGGGATGAAATCAACGAAGACCCAGACTATACCCCCGGCCTTGATGATGGGGAATGGATGGAAGAGGAAGAAGATGCCGATTATGACTTTTACGGGGAAGAGGAATATCCCTGAGAAAAATAATCTTTGGCACACCATTTGCAGGCAGCGGTGATTGGCACACCGTTTGCTCTGCTATGGCTTTGGCATACGATTTGCGTTGAAAGATGACGTAAGTCGTTATGGGATAAGGACTTAGGAAAAATCGGGCGGCCCGTTTTTGACGTAAACCCTTTGTACATAAGGACTTACGGCTATTTATGTGATCGTATCGAAGTACTGTTTAAGGGAATAAAAAATCGTGCTGCTAGAATAATGGGCAGTTAAGATAGGCAAGGCGTTGCAAAATGCTACACTACCTTAGTTTTAGGCCGAGTTATGCGTAGCAAAATGCTACACCACTGTTGCAAAATGCTACGCTCAAAAACTAGGCACGACTTGAAGCATAGCGTTTTTCCCGAGGAAAACACCACTTCAGAATATTTCTTGATTGGCACGGCGATTGCTCTATATAAGGTATAAGAAAGAGAGAATGAAGATGAGAAAGTTTAGTTACAAAGGTTCCGATGATGGTTACGATTATTCCCGTGATGATCGTGATGGTTACGTTTCAGTTCAACAGAAGTTGGATGATGAATACCGTGAGCATCTTCGCAAAGTTGAAGAAATGAAGAAGAATCCGAATCACAAGGCTTTTGGTTGAAAGGTTACAAAATGTTCCAGAAAGATTACATTTCCGTTAAGAATCAGATTTGGGGCGAAGAAGCCCACCAGTGTGCTATCGGAATGGATGATAAAGGCTATTACGCTGAGTGCATCCTTTTCGGTATGTTCAAGCGTATCAACGAAAAGAATCACGCTAACGTTTTGAACGAAATGTTTTACGATTATTGTCTTGAGAATGCCGATTGGATGGGAGTATCCTGACTCCCCCAAAGTGGGGGTTTCGGCGGCGGGAAAGTCTGATAGACTGAGTTTTTCACAATAGGAAAAGGATTCAAAATGACTAAGTTTGCCATCATCGAAAACGCCAAGCGTCAAGCCCGTATGTGTTTTGTTGGGATTGCCATTCCTCACCAGCCCAACGTGGCCGATGGGGTATATACCCCCATTAAGAGTGAGAAGATTCTTAAGTTTAATCGTAAGGCTTTGAAGAATATTGGTAAGAGCAAGGCCGAAAAGGTCGATCCCCGCTATGGTGGGGGTGAGGACAACATGATTGTTAAGGTGGGCAAGCCCGGTAGTTGGGATAGGGTGGAGGCTTTGCGTGGAATGTATGAAGTTTTCGCCGTGGAAGGGCAGGAAGTCTCGGCATTCTACGAGGACTAGGGGTTTTGGTAAGATAGGCAAAATGGGAGGTTTGGGCGGTCTGAGCAAACTGGGTAGTCTCGGCCAAAGTGGCCGGATCATGTGGTAGTCAGCGTTGTCAGCGAGAAAGGGTATAAAATGAGCAACCATAACGATTGTGCAACACATTCTCATCTTATGAAGACCATAGATTCCATGTGGAGTCTGCGTCGGCGTATAAATGAACTTGAGCAGGAAAATGATAGGCTCAAGAACACCATAGAAATGATTCTTGAGAACATATCTCGCATAGAGCATGAAATGTCTCGCGGGCGGGATTGACAAAACAAGTTTAGAGTGTAGAATGTCGATATAAGGAAAACGATGACCGATTCGGCCTCTTTCGGTATCATATAAAATCGCAGCCTATCGAAGCCGGGCGCAATCGGCACGAATAGTAATAGGCTAGGGGTCACAATACAACGTAGAAGGAAAACACAATGAACTTTCTCAAGGATTGGTATAACTACTTTTTCGTTAACGATGATGATTACGATTACAGTGATTGTTATCAGTATGATTATGATGAACTAGATTGCTATCCATATAACACCGTCACAACCACCACAACCACTATCAATAAGCCATTTCTTAGCAACCTGCGACACGCTATGAGGAAAAGTTGAAATGAAAACCAAGTATGTATTTATATTCGATCCTGCTGATGTTCCTTATGAAATGGAACGGTGTTACATTTTTAGTAACATTCCAGATGCAACGTCTTTCTTCTTGAATAGAGGTTTTTACCTTGACTCATACGAGACATTTTTTACCATTAAAAATGATGTTAAAATCAGTTTTAAGGGTGATATTATTAAGGGAAAGTATTTCTAAGTCTATATAGGATAAGGATTTAGGAAAAACGGGCGGGGCCGCGATTTTTGTGCCAAATAACATTTTCCTTTTTAAGAGAAATATTGAAGAACCCCTCTTGACAATGCCGATGTAGTATAGTAGGATAGGGGCATACCTAGGAGAGAATGAAAATGACTCTTGATGAAGTTAACGCTGTTCTTTCTGACCTTGCTGTGCAGGGTATGGTCGAGCCGATGGTTGAGCCGATTGACGAACCTATCTGTCACCCGATGGATTGGGCCGAAGTCACGGGCTTGGCCGATGTGATGTTTGATGAAATCTACCCCGAAGCCTCATTTGCATAAGGATTAAAAGTGGAAGACATTAAGAATAAGTATCGTACCGTGTTTGAAACTCCCCTTGGCACAGTCTATGGATCGGTAGTTGAACTGAACGATTTGGAATATACGGACACGCTAAACTTCTTGAAGAATAGTTACAGTTTTAACTTTATGCGTTTTGACTCGCCGCGAGGGGATATCATTATTCCCGGCGATATGATTAAGAAATCTTTTATTCTTCTTGAAAAGATTGATTGACAGGCCCGATTTGTCCTGTATAATGAATCCATACCACTAAGGAGAAAGTTATGAGTCACCCTGATCCCCTGTTCGATCCCGAAAACTCTTATGAGGATGATGATATGATTGTTGAGCATGATCCTAGTGATATTCTTTTTGCCGAGTATTTGTATGATGGTAATGATGATGTCTATGAGGATGATAACATGGATGGCGATCACGATTCCGCGATGGAATCAGCCGGTTGGGGAACCGATGAAGATTATGGTTACTTTGGTGGAGAGGACTACTAAACATGAATAGGAATATCACAATGAATCTTAGCGGATTTGCTGGTTTGTTCGTTGGAACCATTGTCGCCATTATCTTAATGGCTTTGCTCTCTAGTTACTTTGTTATGCTACTCTGGAACAACTGTCTTGTTTCGGCGGTTGATGGAGTGCGTACCATTAGTTGGTTACAGGCGTTCGGACTTAGCATACTTTTCGGGATGCTGTTTAAGGGTAGCGTTTCAAACAAGTGATACTACTATGCTTACTACTATTTTCGCCGTGGCTGTTCTTGCTTTATTTGGCCTTGTATTGTTCGCTCTATTCGTTGGCGTTCCTGACAATCTTAATAACGCTCGCGTTGGTGGCGTATACAGTTTTCGATACCTCCAACCAGTAATGGGCGAGTATGATCGTCATGTTGTAAAGGTTGTAAAGGTAAGGCGTCTAAATCCAAGCGATATTGTACGTCTTAACTATGGTAGTAAATACCGCGAATATGATGGTAACTTCAACCGTTCAGAGACATTAGTAACGTGTATTATGCCCAATGGCGAATATCGTAACTTCTATGCTGAACGTTCTGATTGGTGCTATCGTAAGATTGGTGGTAGACTTTTGTACACTACCGGGATTGCATATTTAATGTAAAATCGGGGCGGGGCAGATTTGTCCTAAACCCTTATGTAATATAGACTTAGATCAACTTGACATAGAGGGGATAGTATGATAGACTACACACAGGAAGAAACGGCAGATTTGGTAGTTTGGGAGGAATATGTGGAGAGTTTGTCTCTCCCCAAGATTGAAGATCGTGTTTGTGGTGATAGCCAGCCACAACCCTTGACAGACCTACCGTTTTAGGCTAAACTCAGAAGGATGAACTGTCGATAATACAGTGTTGGGCCGGTAACTTAGCAGCAAAAGTAGCGGTCTTTTAAACCGCATATCGTGGGTGCAAGTCCCACTCGGCCTACTTACCGATAGTTGACAACCTCCCGTGTATAGACTATAACATAGTCCTATAACAACTAAGGAGAAAGATATGTCGGGCGATATTGTGATTTATAACGAAAATGTAGTGAAGCAAACCTCATACGTTACTGAGTATGACGATATCGTGGAGTATGATGATAGTGGTGAATGGTATGAAAATGTTGGGGAATAGAGGAGTCTGGCCGTCTTCGTTGGCCTCATAAGCCAAAAATCGTGGGTTCGAATCCCACTTCCCCTACTTGAGAAGATGATTGGTATAAAGACAGGTTCAAATCCTGTTGAAAGCATGGCGTGTTCGACGGAACTAGTGAAAGGTTCGATTCCTTTCCATCTTCTCATAAATTATCGCTTTTTAATAGATTATCTTTTGCCCATAAGGGTTGAAGATTAGTATAGTGAAAACACTGTCGTTGTTGTTCTGGATTCATTAAATCAAAACTAGAGCAAGGGCGTATATGATCTATATGCCATTGCCCATAGTTATCTAAAGTCATACCATCTTGGAATTTACTTTCTAAATAGGCAATGAAATACTCTAAAGAACAGCCTAACAATGTCAATGTTTTGTCTGCTTTATGACCAAATTTAACTACTGAATATATACGACACCTGAGAGATGTTTTTATTCTAAACTCTGGATGTGTTTTTGCTCTATTTTGCTCCCATATCCTTTTATATTCTTTAATGTGATCTCTGGTTTGTTTTCTATATTCTGCTTTTCGTTGTTTAGCATCTAAATTAGATGCTGATAGTTTAGACTTGTGCAAACGACATTTTTTACATGAAGAATGAAAACCATTAATAGAACGAGAGTCTTTATGAAAGTACTCATTCGTTAATGGTAGTTCTAATTCGCATTGTGGACATTTCTTTTTCATATAATACTATACACAATCTGCTTGACAAAACCCTAGAAAAAGTGTATAATGATCTTGGAGGCTGACGTTTGGGTTACGATGCCGTTTCTACCCATGTGGATAGAGCGGTCTTGGTTCGTTAGAAATAGCGAACCTTGTAATGCCGACATAACTCAGGGGTAGAGTAGTTGTTTTGTAAACAACCTGTCGGGGGTTCAAATCCCTCTGTCGGCTT